AGCAACCCCTGCACCAACAAAACTACTTTGATTAGAAGATGTGTTTCCATTAAATGTTGTAGAAGCTACACCGCCACCACCAATAAAAGCTCCTGCTCCAGAAGATAAATTTTTTATTCCGCCAACTACAGTAGCATAATCTCCACTTGCTGCATTTCGGTTAACCGCAGTACCAGCATCGCCACCACCACCAATAAAGCTATATGAGCCTGTTGCTTGGTTATTACCACCACCGACTACGACACCATGAGGTGTGTAAAAAGATAAAGTAACACCAGCAGCAATTGTAGCATTTTGGCTGATTGTAAATGTATAAGCTGTGCCAGTAATTGTTGTAGATGCAACAGTCTGTGATGTAGATACTGTCCAAGAAAGACCTGAACCACTAACAATATAAGTACCAGCAGTTACTCCAGTACCAGTTAAGACCTGACCAGCAATAATTGTGCCTGATGCTAAAGAGCCTACAGTTAGCGTTGTACCAGAGATGGTACTTGTATTCATTACTGCGGCAGTACCAGTAGTTACTGTTGATGTTGCGTAGGTAAAAGGAAAAGTTGTTATACCAGTACCAGTAATTAACTGACCCACTTTAATGTTAGCATTGGTAGATGTTAAGTAAAGTGTAGTACTAGCAGTTACTGCAATTGTTGTGGTATTGGTTGTAACAGCACTACCAGTAGTTCCAGAGTTTTGATAACCACCACCAATAAAGTTTAAATATCCGTTGGCTGTATTTGCATTTCCACCAACAACTCCAGAATTTGAACCGCTAGATGTGTTATTTAATCCACCAACAGCCAAAGTATAGTTTGCTGAAGCTGTGTTACCAGAACCACCACATACAACAGCATCAAATCCAGATGATGTATTACTTACGCCGCCACCAATAAAAGAAGAAGAACCGCTAGCTACTTGTGTTGCTGCTGTTCTATTTGTCTGCCAATCAACCGCATTAGCACCCCTAGCGTTACCGCCTGTTGCTGATGAAGTAGTCTTTTGTGCTTGTAGTGCGCCTGTACCTAAAGGTTGTAGGATTAAAGGAGTATTTGTACCACCAGTTGCATAAACTCCGGGGTAAGAAGCATCGCCAATAGCTTGCACATAAGTAGTAGAAGTTGTACCTAATGATGCTGTACCAGTTGATTCTAGGGTAGTGAATTTACCTGTATTGGGTGCAGTATTACCTATTGTTGGCGGGCTAGAAAGGTCTAAAGTACCACCTAAAGTAAGACTCCCGCTAGAAGTAACTGTACCACTTAGTGATATACCTGATACTGTACCTGTACCGCTTACAGAGGTTACTGTGCCTGTTGTTGGTGTAGACCATTGTGGAGCAGTTGCGCCAGAATTTACTGTTAATACTTGTCCTGCCGTGCCAATCGCTAATCTAGTGCCAGCACCACTTGTACCGCCATATAAAGTATCACCAGCAGTAGTTAAAGGGCTTAAAGCATTAAATGCTGCACTTGCAGTAGTTTGTCCTGTGCCGCCATTAGCTACTGGTAAAGCAGTGCCACTATAAGTCAAAGCTAAAGTACCGCTTGTAGTAATAGGACTACCTGTAACACTTAAAAAACTAGGTACTGTGGCTGCTACGCTAGTAACAGAGCCACTACCTTTATTATTAAAAGTTGTCCAATCAGTTGCAGATAAATAACCATCAACACTAGTTGTTGCTTTAGCCATACTAATATCTGGAGTATTGCCGCCACTAGAAACTACTGGTGCTGTACCTGTAACGCTAGTTACTGTGCCTACACCTGTAACGCCTGTAATAGAACCGCCTGTAATAGTTACATTATTGGCATTTTGCTCTGCCATTGTGCCAAGACCAGCTAAAGTATGGTCAGCATTCCAAGCAGTAGCACCAGTAGCACTAAAAGTGCCATCCGCAGCGGTTGAATGTTTAACTGTTATTGCCATTATGCTAAGAATCGCAATTTATACAGCGTGGATAAATATAATTGAACAATATTGTCAATAATTTGTTGCAACGATGTATCGGTTTTATCTACTACATCGTATCTTGCGCCTTCAATTTCTGCAAGTTGTCCTTCAAGAAATTCGATAACATTGCTAGTCTTTTTAGCAGACATTAGGCTGATTGGGCCAATCAAACCATGCCGTCCTTGATATGCTTCAGCGAAATCATCTGCATTATCAATAATATTTTCGTAAAACTTTTGCAAAGCTTTGTGTTTTGAATAGCTACGGGTATTAAGATGAACCGAATGGGTTACATCACGGGCTAAAAATAAAATTCCTACAAAATCTGCTGCTTTCATTGGGGCATCCCTTGTGGTGGCATTTGTTCAGGGGGCATTGGTTGGCCTTGAGGCGGCATAGGTTGTTCCATTTGCTGTTCTTTAGCTTCTTCTTCCTGCATATCCATTGCAATATCGCGTTGCATTTCGTTGACTAAGTCGCCGTTTGTCATCATTCCATGTACGGTACCAAGCACGATGTCTTGGATTTGTTCAGGTGACATAGACGCTTGAACCGCAGCCAAACGCTTAGTTTCAGCATCAAATAACTTAATTTGGGCTTCAAAATCTTTACGTTCCAAGTCTTGCATCTCAATGGAATTACCCACGTTTTGCAACATTTGGTGCATACCTTCCATTTCTTTGCCCATTGCTTCAATTTGCTGTTGAGCAGCTTGCAACGCTGGATCTTCATCGGTATTGGACAGAAGTTTAGGATCAATCGTCTTAGCCAAGCGTTTAGACATTTCTTGGGCGCCAGGCCAATCCATATTTTTAACGAATAGATCGCCAGCCACTTTCCATAACTCAGGATTGCCTTGAAGAATCTGAGCCATAGCTTCCATAGCCTCTTGACGCTTGGTCATGTAGCCTGGGCCTGTAGTAGCAACCACGTCGTAGATGCCAACGCTAGGGTTGTAGACTTTTTCAATCACAATACCCGCTTGATCAACGATTTTCTTCACTGGCTCAGGCTGATCTGGATTGATCTTAACCATAGACACTTCGCCATCTACACCTACGATACGAGCAATACGCTCGGTGTCGTAAATCTTAGGAATTAGGTCAATTAATTGACGAGTTGCAAAGCGAATCGCTTTTGTTAAGTTGTCGCCGTAGTGGAATGTACCTACATCGCCTTGACGTTCTCTTGCAAGAATAGCTTTCCCCGAGCGTTCGTTGCTTGTGGCACCTAAGCTCGAGTCATACTGTCCAGTGGTGGACTTGATATCATCAGACGCGCCCATTTTGGCTTGGATAAGTCCAGTTTGTGCCAAAGGAGGTGGAGCGCGTTGTGGAAGTGGCAAAGTTGCACCCATTCCATCAGTAACGTCAGGATTAACTTCCAAATACGGCCAGTTGGTCGTGTTTGCAGTTTTCCATTGATTTTCATAGCCCTCAAATTGTCCACCGTAACCGATAAACGGTGCTTTTGGGGCCAATGCAAGCATTTCTGCTTCTTGAGATACCCAGTAGTTGTACATACGTTGTGCATCTTTGGCGTTACGAACCAATCCAGACACAAAAATACGGCCATCTACTTCAAATTCGTTGCCTACAACACGGATTACAGGGATCCATTTACCTGCCCATTCTTGTTCTTGTAGCACTTCATAGCCATTGGTTTTCATCCAAATAACTTTTTTGACGTCTACAGTGCGAGTTTTAATAGGCTTTAAGCCCATTTCCTTCATATTTTTATCTTCAGGGCTGCCATCAAAAAATGATTGGTTGCCGGGATACAAATTAAGCTTAGTTGGAACGTGTTTGTAGTAGAAATACTCAACAATACGAATCGTATCTTCATTTAGCCATTGGCTTAAAGATTCATCACCTACGCCTTGGGACAAAATGGAGCTAATGGGCGCGGCATCAGGATATTGACGCTCATATTCCGCCTTTTCCATGTCTTGACTGATAAAACAATACTCAGCATCGCAACCGGCGGGGTCTTGGATCATTGGATCCATGTAAACGCTAAACGCGTTACGAATACGGCCTAAACGAATGTCTTGTTCAAACGATTCATCATTGCAATACTCGGTCAAAATGCGAAAATAGCCTTCACCATAGGTTACTTGGTTTTCGCAAGCGGTGTCATACACTACATCGGCATCAGACATATACTCAATATGGCGAACCATACCTTCAAAAATCTCTGCTACTTCAACATCGCCTTTATCGTCCGCAGGGATTACTTTTCCAGAGGGTCGATTTTGACGCTGTTCGTTTGTTACTTGGCGAACGTGTTGGGGTAGTTTGTTGATAGTAAGGCAAGGTCTTGCGTTGATGGTCTGCCCTTGAACAGATCCGCGAGTTGCCAATACGTCGGCAGGCCACTGCCATTGATTATCTGGAGAACCAGCCATAAAACGTAAATCATCTAGTTCGTCCTCACGACTTTCTGAATACGCTGACATTGCCATAGTAAAGCGATGGCGCATTGTAGCGAGAACGTCTGACTGTTCGTCTGGGCCTGTTGGGTTACTGCCTACGTTGGCTACTTTGCCAACAATATTCATCGAGGTTTGGTCATACGCCATTTAGTATTCCGATCACATCAGGCTCACGCATCATAAGCAGTTCCTCGCCATCGACTGTGACCTTTTGCCCGGAAAACTCACCGAATAGCACATGGTCGCCATCTTTGACGCTCATAGGCTCAAGAAACCCTTTTGGGTTCTTTTTACCTTCACCAATTGCCACTATGATACCGCTAAATAATTTACTTTGGGGTAAAACTATTAGTTCAGATAATTTTTCTGTATCTTGACGAATTAAAACACAATTACTTAATGGCTTCAAACTCATTTTTTAGTTTTGCCTTTACCTGACTCACGCTTTACTGAATACGCAATCGCTACTGCCTGTTTGACGGGTTTGCCACTTTTAACCTCGGCGGCTACGTTCTTACGGAACGCTTCTTTGCTGGTTGATTTTTTGAGTGGCATCATTTACCTTTCTTAGCTGTCTTAGCTGATTGTTTAAAGTCTTTAGCTGTTGGCGCGCCTGCGCTGCCAGGCTTTCTCATTTTTTCGCCGCTACCTGCTTTGATACGAGCTTGTTTAGCGTGAATGTTTGCATAGAGTCCAGGTTTAGTTGCCATTATGATCCCATCCATGAGTTAAGGGCTGCGTTCTGCGATTGATAAGTTTGTTTTCGCATTGTAGTACGACTTTCTCTATTTGCAACAGGAAACGCAAAAGTTAACGCTATGGCGTCTGCACTATCAGGTGAGGCCAAGCCCCGCGCTTTCATGTCTTTTTTGCTTTCCAAGTAGATCGCACCTTTAGAATCAGGTTTAATCAGCGGGCTAATCAGGTCAGTTTTGAGCGTTTTCTCTTTAGGGATGCTTGCCGATTTTAACCAATCCTTCATCTGCCCCCATATCTGGGCGCGCATATTGCCGTACATCATGGGGTTGCGGCTCTTGTTCGCAAAGTTTACACCCCGTATCTTGTAGCGTTGTTCTTTGAGCCGGTCAACCACACCTGCGCCAAGACCACCCTCGTCAATGGCTACTACGGCTGGGTTGTACTGCTCAATGGCTTCAATCACATGTCCGACCACAACCATCGTGTCATCGCCCTTAAACTTGCGGATCTCTACAATGTCCCGTCCTTGACGCACTGCAATAACAGTTGAGTCACTTCCAAACCTTGCGGGGTCTACCCCAACGACGATGGGCGCGGAGTCATCTTGCCATTTTTCCCGTTTCATAGCGTCATCTACTAAAGTCGATGGTATAAATTGATCATCCCCTTCTGATGGAAACGAACCATATACTTCAACGTGCGCTTGGTAAGAATCAGGGCCGTATTCTTCAATAATTTGGTTGTACACGTTCTTGTCGGTTCCCTCTACATCCCGAGCGTCTACTTGCCTAGATTGCCAAAAGTCACGTTTGCTACCCTCGATCGCTTCATAGAAATAGCCTGTATTGCGACGCGGATTAGAGAAGCAACACCAAAAGCGGTTGGGTGTGTTCTCTGTAAAGAAGCCTGATGTCACCGCCCAGATGGAATCGTCAATACCACTCGCCTCATCAAACACGACCATTACGCCATCGTAGTTATGCACCCCGGCGAACGCATCAGGATTCTCAGCCGACCATAACCGCCCTTCCAAATTCCAATAACGTGTGCCTTTCTTCAGATCACGCTCGACCAACTCGGTCAGCCATTTGGCAGGCATGACTCTAGTGGCTGATATTTCCCACCAGTGGGTGTTGATCGACATGGACGACCATTTAGTGATCTCGGCCCATGTAACTGAGCGTAGTTGCGATTCGCTGTTAGCGGACACAATGACTGTCGAGCCAATGCGCGTTGTCATCATCCATAGCACTAGCCAGGATACGAGGGCTGACTTACCAATACCACGACCAGAAGCGATGGCTAGGCGCAGGACGTCAAAGTCTATTTGCCCGTTGTTCTTTTTGATGTGTTCGCCAAGGTCGTTGAGTACCTGGCGTTGCCATTTGCGTGGGCCAGAGAAGTGTTCAAGTGGTGTGCCTTGTTGTCCCCAAGGGAAGGCAAACATCACAAACGCTAGCGGGTTGTCCTTAATGGCAGGACTCCACAACCGTGCCATGAGTTCTTGTTCATCTTGCGCGGAGTAGCGGGTAGTTTGCATTAGGCTGCTTTTTGTTTCTCAGTTAGTCGTGCATTTGGCACCTCAGTATAAGTTACGCTCTCAGGTTCACTAACTGTGAGGGCGTCGATGACGCGGTTTTGCGCTTGTTCGAGAGCAGCGGTGATTGAGATGCGTTGTTCGACGTCGATAGAAAGCTGCTGTTTGGCCACCCACCCGTGCTGGTGTTGCAAGATGGCGAGGGCTGACTTGGCGTCACCCTCTTTTGCAGCAGTATGCAAGACTTCGGCCATTTCACGTTCACCTTCGGCTCTCCCTTTGAGTTCAGCGTATTCAGCGATTGGATCAAACAACACTAATTGGCGGTACTCGGTAGGCGTCATGCCAGCCGCTAAAGCTAAAGCATCGCCCTTCAAGCCAAGTTTAGAGGCTCTCATAATAGCTTCGAGCCGCGCTTCAGTGGCTTCGAGCTTGCGAGGTTCGTAGGGGAAGCTTTGGAACATAAGCGTGATGGTATCACTTTTAAATAAAAAATAAAAATTGTTCGTGATACCTCCGTGACCTTTAGCCAAAATCGCAAGGCCCTACCCGGGGGGCCTAAATTTGAAAGCCGAAATCTATAGGGTTTACCCTTACTAGCTCAAGCTATGAGCTTATAGGCTGTAGAGCCTTATAGAATAAGGGTTAGTGGGGCGCGATACCCTTGCAAGCCATATAGAATACGGGCGCGCGCCCGTATAGGTCACATTGTCAGATTGTCATTAAGATTTTAGCCAGGCGGGCGCGTGGCCTTTATAGGTCAAATTGTCATCTAGTTAGATATAGGTCAAATTGTCATTTGAGTAAACATAGGTCAAATTGTCATTTTTCTTTTGTTGACGGATTTTTCTTTTTTGCGTGGAAATTGTTGCAGCGGGCGCGGCAAAATCTAGGTCAAATTGTCAAATTGTCATATCGTTTTAAGTCGCTGCCTTATAACATTGACGCCATAGCACTATACAAATATACAAATCCATAGCATATAGATAAAAATATGACAATTTGACCCTAAAAAGCCTCCCGCCCTTATTCTATATAGCCCCGATATAGGTCAAATCGGCCTTTGAAAATGACCTAGGTTTTGACAATTTGACCTAGGTTTTACTATTTGTTGCTTAAATGCAAAAGAATTGTTTACATTCCTATTTTGATGTGATAACCTGAACATCCCTTAGGGGGAAAAGAAAACAATTCACTAAAGTAAAGGTAAAAAACGATGAACACTCTCACAAATAAACCGGCTTACAACAATCCCGACGCTATCGCAATAGCTATTTACAATACCGCTATTCGATTCGGAATGACTAAAGAAGAGGCGCAAATGCTTTGCAATGTGGCCCAAGATATCGCTAAAAATGGTGAACAAACAAACGCGCCAGAATTATTAAGTCAATTTTATTAAGTAGTAAATGCAGCACCCAGGCGCGGCAAACCCGCCGCGACCTGTTAATAAACTAAAGTAAAGGAATTTAAACGATGTCTAATCTTACAAAAAAACCCGGTTTACTTGATTACCTGGGCGCCGCGATCATGGGCGCGATTCTAGGCGCCTTTTTGGCCTGGGGCCTTCTGAATGGAGGGTTTTAATCATGGCATATATGAATCAGGAAAAAAAGGTCGTTATCAAGGCCGCAATGGATAAAGCGCTCAAGGCCCGCGGGTTTAAATATTCCCTGCGCGTTGATAACCATATGAGCATTAATTGCACAATTCAAAGCGGCCCCGTTGATTTTATCGGCAATTTCAAAGATAAAACCGGGGATAAATTCGTAAATTTACCCGCCCGCGCCCTTAATCATTTACAGGTCAATCTATATTGGCTGGATGATCATTACACTGGCGCCGCGCTGCAAATACTGCAAGAATGCCGCGAGGCTTTGCAGGCCGCGGGCTATTATGACCGTTCCGACGCAATGACCGATTATTTTGATACGGCCTACTATATGCATTTAAATATTGGCGCCTGGGATAAACCTTACAAAATAACGGCGCCCACAATGCGCCAGGCCGCCGCGCTTATGACTGAAGAGGCCATAAAGGCCAAAATCTTAGAACAAGGCTGCAGCGTTGATTTTTTGAATAATCGCGTAATTGTAAAGGCCTTTACATTATGAATACTCAATTATCCAAAATTGGCGGCGGGATTCGCTACCATTTAACCCCAAAATCCGCTAATGAGAAAACCGGGCCTATTCCGGTATCAACTACAAGCGCGGCGACTTGCCCGCCAGATTGCCCTTTTAATAACTCTAATGGCTGCTATGCTGGATCCGGCCCGCTGGCCTTGCACTGGGCCGCCGTCACGCGTGGCGACCGGGGCGACTTATTCGCGGATTTTTGCGATAAGATCGCGGCATTACCAGAGGGCCAATTATGGCGCCATAATCAGGCGGGCGATTTGCCCGGCAATGGCCTGGAAATTGACGGGGCCGCCCTGGGCGATCTAGTAAAGGCCAATAAAGGCCGCCGCGGGTTTACTTATACCCACTACAACCCGGCAAACGGGCGCAATGCTGCCTATATTAAGGGCTGCAATGACTGGGGTTTTACTGTAAACCTTAGCGCCAATACCCCAGAACACGCGGATAAATTGGCGGCGTTAAATATTGGCCCTGTAGTCACAGTATTACCTATAGATCAACGGGAAAATACAGTGACCCCAGGCGGCCGGAAAATTGTAGTCTGCCCGGCCACAATCCGCGACGGCATAAGCTGCGCGGATTGCAAACTATGCGCGATTAGCAGCCGCGCCGCCATAATTGGTTTTCCCGCGCATGGCAGCCAGGCGAAAAAGGCCGCCCGCGTGTTTAGCATTCAATCCATAAACTAAAGTAAAGGCAAAAAATGAACTATTCCACAAGTGATTTACACGTATTGCAGCAAGCCCTGGAAGATAACCGCGCTTTTAATGCTGCATTAATCCGTTCAACCCTGGAGCGCCGATTAACCCGCGCCGATATGCACTTGCACAATGCCGCGCTTAATGCGCGGGACAATGACGGGCGCAGCGCTTGGCATGACATCAACCAGGCCCGCAATGTATTAACCGAAATTCTAGGGGGCCTGTAATGTATTTAGTAACCTATATTACATACCTGGGCGGGATCGAATCGCAGGCCTGCCGCCGCTTTTCTAATAGCTATAAGGCGAAAAGCTTCGCCCGCCTAGTTAACGGAACAGTAGAAAAGAGGGTAAAACAATGCTCATTGCTTTAATCATTACCTGCATAGCGGCCTTAATTGTCCTAGTTTGGGATCTATAGCGCAGCTCTTGCGCCCTTAATGAATCGGCCCGCTATACGCGGGCCTTTTCTTTACTTAACGCGTACCAGGTGCGGCGCTGGGGGCGATTCAACGGCCCGGCGCAGCTCCGATTTTTTAAGACTCTCAACGATATCCGGCGCGGCGAATATATGCTTTTTACTGGGGTAATCATGCGACGCCAGGCGCCCGCAATCGATCCAGCCCGCTTCTTTTAACGCGTGTAATAGTGCGGCCTGCGGTACCTTCACGCCACTAGGCGCAGCGCCTGCCAGGCGATCGCATAACGCGTGGAATGGCGATCCAATAACACCCGGGGCAAAATCCCCGCGGCGCTCTCTCATCATCTCTACTAAAAACGATTCGGCCATACTCATGCCATGCTCTATTAGATTCTGCTTAAATTCAGTCATTGCAGGCGCTGCCGAAGGATTAAACGCGCTTACATCGCGGGCCTTAAACCATGCAGCAATTGCAGCAAACCCGCCAGCGCGATACCATTCCCATATCTTGCGGGCGCGATCTGAATTCATGCGCGGGGCAGTTGACCATACACAAAACCAGCGGCGATCTTGACTAGCTAACGAAATCGGCACAGGGTCATTACTAAACGCCAGCACAAATAGGCGGTTAGCCATCATATACGGGTGCAGCCCCTTGCGATTGATAGGCAACATCTCAGGCGGGGCTGCGATGATTGGTTTGAGTTGGTTAGCTAACTGGCGACGCGTGGCGGCGTCCGGCTCTTTTAGCT